AGGAGCTTCACGATCCTGTTTGCGTTATCGAAAATCAGGTCGCCGCCGTGGATGTTCTGTACTGCCCGAAGGATCGCCAGCGCGTTTTTCTCAGAGCAAGTCCATGTACGCTTTGTGGAGACGTTGACTGTTCCCACATCCCAGTCGGTTCCATGCAGGGCGTAAGCCATCGGCACATCTGCCGTGTCTGCGTTAAAGGTAATCTCATCCTTCTTTACGGAGTAGGCAAGATCATAGAATGCCGCCTCCGCATAAACCGTGGTGATGGCCTTGCCGCTTTCTTCCTTGTCATCCGTAATGGTGCGGATTCGATAGGTGTCGCTGACAATGCGCACGGTCTTTTCGTTATCGATATAGGCGTGTTTGCTGTCCTGAAACGGCAGCTTAAATTCCAGCTCATCCACACCGTTGATCTCACTGGTCACGATGATGTCATAGGCGTTATCCAGTACAGCCTCCACATTCCCGTCCGAGTCCAGAATGACCGGTCTCGCATAGCCGAGCTTGGTGTAGAGTGGCTTTGGATTATCGTACAGACTGATGGAGACAAGTGTAGGTGTCCTCGCCGTATTTGTTGTAGCAAGCGTCACGCGGTATTTGATGTATTTCTTTGCGGGTGATTCCAGCTCGCCGTTTGCGCCGACGGCCTGCCACTCTGTCCAAGTGGTGAGGTCATCCGAGGTGGCTGTTTCCACAAGCGAGATAGAGGTTTCTCCCGGAGAGTAATCCGCCTTCACAGAAACTCTGCCGTTACCAGTTACGCCACAGTCCCTTGCTGCAGTAATGAGCTGTCCGCTTGACGGATAGACAGAGTCTGTGGCTCGAAGCGTGACTACATCTGCTGTTGTCAAGCCGTCTACATCACCGGTCAGATCTGCGCCGTTTGCAGAGAGCAACTCCAGAAAATATTCTGCAAGGTCATCTGCTGTAAGGTCAGAGTCGCAGTCGAGGAACCAGTCATCAAAGCCACCTGCATACCAGTAGGAATCCGCGTGCATTCCCCAGATGAGGTCGGCTACGCAGCTGCGGTTCAGCTCTCCGGTAAAGGTCAGCACGCTTGACTGCCATACCGTGCCGGAGCTCTTATCGCCAAGGATATACTGCGCTGTCTTGGCGTTTGGCTTAATCACACAGGCAATAAAATACCAATAGCCGTTCTGCAGAGAGAACGATGGTGTGACCGAGGTATCGAGAATCAGTGAACCGGAGGCGTTATACAGCATGATTCTCGGTTTGCCTCTTATAAGTGACAGATAAAAAATCGGCTGCCCAGAGCCGTAGCGGGTATTCAATATCGGACAGTAGGTATTGCCGACCGAATATGTCGTAGGCTTCATCCAGCCGCCGACCACGATAGTATCACCGAGGTTGGAGAAGATGCTGCCGTCGTTCGCCACCTTCAGATAAGTTTTCTCCGAAGAAGGATTATTGATGTTCATCTGGAAATAGCGACCGAAATTCCCGGTTTTCATATCCGCTGTGGTGCCGCTCCAGTTATGGATATATGCTTTGCGATCCTTCCCAGAGGCATCGGCAAGATAATATTCAGAATCAGGGTCTGACTCATTAAAACGCCAGAGTCCATCCGGAGCCCATGCAGCCGGGAACTCACCGGTGAAGGCATCTTGGGTATTAAGTATATTTTTAAGTGCCATGCAAAATCACCTCCATCGGCTTCTGGCCTGAATGTTCAGTTCCGTAAATGTTATGTTGGTTCCGACAGCCGCAATTACGATTGTATTATCTCCGGTATTTAAGACCGGGAAGTTCAGCTCCGACAGAAGCGGGAGACCATTTCGGAGTGTTTCACCGTTGGAATCAACCACCTTTGCCGTCATAAGGTCGGAGTCAATAATCAAGGTTTCTCCGGAAGCAAGCCGTCCAGTGATCCGAAGCTCGCTGCCATTTGTGGTTATGGAGATGTACGAGTCCGTCCCGGAAGGGATCACACCCTTTAAGGAGTAGACCGGATAGGACTCGATATTTCCAAGAGCGCGGGAAGCGGTAAAGGTTCCGGCTTCCGCAAAATCAAAGGTCTCGTCCGATATGGCATAGCCATAAGGGTCTGGGCAGAAAAATTCCAAATCGAAGGTGCAGGAATTACGAACTGCCCGGTCAAAGGAAAATCCGGACGTAAGCCTTGCTTCATACACTCGTCCCGGCTCCTTATCCAGAATGAGCTGGCAGAGGCCGTTGTCCGGATTGAGCCACTCGATAATATCGTCCTTCTTTGATAGAAACTGCGCGTCTGTCTTTCCCGGAGGAATAAAGCAGGAAATCAGTATCTTTCGCTCGGATACCGTTTCTCCGAAATCAAATACGCCGTGTCGTCCGGGCATGGTGATCGTGTTGTTCCGAAGCTCCGGCATCCGATATTCGTTTGTAATCCTTGTCGCAAGTCCCATAGACTGGGAGGTTGTTCCGTTAAATGAAAATCCCATATTACACCAGTCCTTTCGCCCTGCGTCCGGCTGTAAGCAGAGTATTAAGCTGCTGAGAAATCTTCCGGATATCATCGTCGCTTCTGACGCTCATCTCCTCGATATTGATGAGAGGCTGGTCGCCGGAAACGCTGAGGGTTGCGCTGCTTACTGCATCCTGAATCATGGAGCGCAAAGAGCTCACACCGACCACAGCTTCATCACCGGCCTCGCCGCCGCCAAGCAATGTGCCGCCGCTCTGGCCGAAGATGGTCGCGTCCTTTAGGATCATGCCGCCGGACATTGCCTTTTTATACCAGTCCACAGAAAAGTGCGGTATGGACGGCGGGTTCAGCGAAAAGCTGCCTGTTATGGAAAAGTGCGGCAGCTTGATCTTCGGCAGGCTCCAGCTGAAGTTGAATACCGATTTCAGCTTATTTACAATGCCGGAAACGGTGCTCCAGATCGTATTGAACACATTGGAGATCGTATTTTTGATCCCGTTTACGATATTGGAGATTGTACTCTTTATTGCATTGAAGCCATTGCTGATGCCGGACTTCATGGTATTCACCACATTCATGACCGCGCTCTTTATGCCGTTCCATACGGAAGTGACCACGCTCTTTACGGCATTGAAAATCGTAGAGGTCGTAGTCTTGATGGCATTCCAAGCCGTGGTGATGACTGTCTTTATGGCATTCACGACAGTTTCTACAGCCGTTTTTATCGCATTCCAAACAGTAGTCACCACGGTCTTTATCACATTCAGGACGGTCTCGATGATCGTCTTATAGATATTGAAATAAGTGGTTACTACAGTTTTTATGGCATTGAATACAGTCTCAAATACGGTCTTGATCGCATTCCAGATGGTGGAGATGACCGTCTTGATGGCGTTCATCACCGTTTCGACCGTCGTCTTTATCGCGTTCCAAGCTGAGGAGAGGAAGCTGCTGATCGCATTTACCACAGTGGTAAAGGTGTTTTTTATCGCCTCCCAGATGGTGACAAAGAAGTCCTTGATCGCCGTCCATACGGTAATGGCGACTTCCTTGATTTTCTCCCAGAGGTTGATCCAGAACTCCCGGAAGCCTTCGCAGTTGTTCCACAGGTAGATGAAGGCAGCCACCAGAAGTCCGATGGCTGTTATAATCAGGCCTATCGGGTTTGTCGCCATTGTGGCGTTCAGTCCTGCCATCGCGGTCTTGACCGTTCCCATAAGTGATACGACTTTCGGAACAATGGTCATGATCGTTCCGACCGAGGATATGACCTTGCCCACGATGATCAATACCGGGCCGATAGCCGCCACCACCAGAGCCACGGTTACGATGATCTTCTGCGTCCGCTCATCGAGGTTATTGAGCCAGTCCACGAAACTCTGTATGTGGGAAACGATGGACTTGATGTAAGGCATCAGTATCTCGCCAATGGAAATGGCAAGTCCCTCTAAGGCGGACTTTAACAGTGTCAGCTGTCCTTGCAGGTTATCAAGCTGCGTGTCCGCCATCTGCTGCGCCGCGCCAGCGGAATTGGTGATGGAGTTTTGTAAGTCGTCCCAAGTATCACCCGTGTTGGCAAGGAGCGCATTTACGGAGGCAAGGTCTGTCTTGTTGAAAATCTTACTGATGATGTTGTTTTTCTCTTCGGCGGTCATGCCATCCATCGCCGTGTTCATGTCGCCGAGGATGTCGTTAAGGGAGCGCATATTGCCCTCTGCGTCATAAACCTGAACGGACATATCGCCCACGGCAATCGCGCCGTCCTCACAACCTTCCTGCAGGGAGAGGATAACGTTTCTTAAATGCGTACCACCCTCGGCACCCTTGATACCGTTATTGGCAAGGATGCCGAGAGCCGTATTCAGTTCTGCCGTGCCGCCTTTTACATTCCTTGCGGTCGCGCCGATCTTCAGGATACCTTCGCCAAGCTGTGCAACAGAGGTGTTGGTGCTGGACGCGGTCTTTGCCATCTGGTCGACCATCACATCCGCATCGGAAGTCTCCATACCGAGAGCAGACATAGCGTCCGTCACCATGTCGGAGGCTTCTGCAAGCTCCATATCGCCAGCTGCTGCGAGATTGAGGACAGTCGGCAGCGTGTCCATCATTTCCTGTGTGTCGTATCCGGCAAGCGCGAGGTAGTTAAGTGCTTCGGCGCACTCGGTAGCGGAAAAAGCCGTAGTCTCACCCATCTCCTTGGCAAGGGCGGTAAGGGCATCCATCGTATTGACCGACTGTCCATCCACCTCGGACATGGAGTCCTTGGTAATGCCCATCGTGGCCTGCACCTGCGACATGGAGGACTCAAAGTTCGCAGCGGTCGTGACAGCGGCTGTTCCAAGAGCCGTAATGCCTGCCGTCACAGGAAGCATTTTCTTTCCCACGCCGGAAATGCTATCACCCACAGACTGGAGCTTTTCTCCGGCGGCAGTCATTTTCGTCATCGCCGTGGAGGAGTTTTCCAGTTCCTTCTGCAGGTTCTTCAGCTCGTTTTCTGTCTCTACGATCTCACGCTGCCATGCATCGTATTGTTGCTGGGTGACGGTACCGTTTTTGAGTCCAGCATCCATCTGGTCTTGCACGGACTTCAGCTGTGTGAGTTTGTCTTTCGTTTCGGAGACAGCCTGCTTCAGGAGCTTATGCTTTTGTTCAAGCAGCGTGGTATTCGTCGGGTCGAGCTTTAAGAGCTTGTTGACATCCTTTAGCTGCGACTGGGTGCTTTTGATTTCCTTATTGACGCCGGAGAGGGCTTTGGAAAGGCCGGTCGTATCGCCGCCGATTTCCACGGTTATGCCTTTTATTCTGTCAGCCATGCGATTGACCTCCTTCCTGTTAAAATCGATCCATCATTTCCTGAGTTGCCAGCTCTGGATAATCAAAATCGTCGTTGCTCATTTCTGCGTACATGTCGTTCACGGTGCCTATCGTAAGAAGCTCAAGCTCACTGATGGACAGTCCGATCTGGACGCAGCGCAGTAAAAAGAGCGGGGTTGTCATTTCTCGCTCTGTCTGATGATGTTTTTTTTAGATTCCACCTGCTGCTCCACATTGAGTCCCCACAGCTCAATGATCTGCGGGAGAATTTCATAGATGGAGAAGGTGTTAAATTCGTCGAGCCATTCCTCCGGAGAGTTTGGGACATCAGGATTCTGGTGCTTTGCCATCAGCCATGCGATGTTCTCAAAAAGCTCCAGAGAAAAGGTATCCAGAGTGGAGCTTTCTGCGTCGCTTTCGTCGATGCCTTTCTGCAGCTCGTTTAAGTCCTTGTAAATGTCCCTGTGAAACTTATTTCTGTATAGGCGAGGAATGGCGGCAGAGGCGCGAAACTGCACCTCCTTGCCGTCAACCTCGATTGTCTTTGTTACAGCCATATTGCGCCTCCTTACTCACCGGTAGCCGGTGTTGCACTCGGCTCATATACAGCGTTGTACCAAGCGTCGTAAACCGCGCTCGTAGTGTTCGTGCCGGTCTTGACCTTCACGATGCCGGAAGGCAGCGGAGAGGCCGTAATGGAAAGCGTCTCTGTCTGCACCTCGGTAGAGTCCTCCTTGGTGCTGCCGGTGACGGAAGGGCGGGTCGCGCTGCAGTAATACATGCAGTGGCGGATCTTCCTCTGGTCGCCGGAGAACTCGAAAAGCAGCGCAAAATGCTCCGGTTCCACATCCTTGTTCTCCACAATGACGCCGTTGGCATCCTCAGTCTCGTGCATGACATTTGTGAGAAAGCTCTCTGGAATCAGCGCCAGCTCAAAGTCGCCGGAATAGCCGTTGTTATTGGAGACCATGTAATATACGGAGTCGTCCGCATAGAACGGATCATTATCTCCCTCGGCATCCAGCGAAAGGGATACGGCACCGGGCATTGCTACAGGCGTGCCAAAGGTAACAGTACCATCAGCGGCAAGCGTAGCAATGGCGTAGTGGCAGTTTTTCAAGCCGAACTTGACCTTGTTACTTGTGTTAGCCATAGTCGTTTATCCTCCTATAATCTGTGTTTGATATAAGACCTCGTACAGCTTCTCCGACTCGATCCACACCTCAGATTTCTCATAAGGCAGGTCGTGCCGAATCAAGATGTCCTCGATCTGGGTTTCTGTTTCCGGGTCTTTTACGTCCGTGTATAATTCGATGTTCAGCTCATCAATTTTCTGAAACACCGTGTCATCCGCAAACATATTGTCAGAGCCCGGATATAGAAAAACGAGGAAGGGCGGGTCTGGCGACTCACCTTCGGCAAAGTGGTCGTAGGCGAGCGGGAGTCCGGCTTCCTCTAACATGGTGATTACATCGTCGTATGTCATGATCCACCTCCCAGCTTCTGCTTGATGGTATCGACGAGCTTTTCGTTTCCGCGCTCCTCAGCTGCAGCGATATGCGGCTGTGCCGGAACACGTCCGCCGCCGCGCTTTACATGCCCATGCTCCAGAAGGTGCGCGAGCTGATAGCGGTTCCTTGAATGCACCACGAGGTCGATGCTCTGTGAATCCTCGTGCATATTCTTGACCGACCAGCTTTTCTTGTATTTGCCGGTATCGACCGGAGCACCTGCCTGAATATCCTTACGGACAGAAGCAGCAGTCTCTTTCACAGCAGCCTTCAGGTCATCCGTGGCGAGCTTTGAATATTTTTCGAGCTCCTCCATAATGGCGTCGCCCATTTCGCTTATTGATACATTTCTACTCATGCGTTTTTCTCCAGCTTGCAGTTGAATTTCAGGCTGTTATGCTTATAGCCCATCGGATTCACATAGGTGATGTTGTAGGTGTGACCTTCCGCGATGATCCGGTATTTTGTCGATTCCACAGCCGCAAGCTCAGAGCAGTAGCGGCAGGTGA